CACAAGTTTTCGCAGCGCGTGCAGCGTAATGGCGGTATCCGCATCCAGTTCCTTGAGGCATTCATATGCCTGATTAATCGTTCTGTATTTCGCCATATAGTTTTCCTCCCTATAAAAAAAGGAGCGCCCCGAAAGACGCTCCCCTCTGTCGATATTCTGTTGTTCTTATTTCATGCCGGAGATCATCTGCTCCGCCGTACCTGTGATCAGCGCGGAGATATCGACCTGCGCCGCGGTCAGTACGCTCATTGCGGAATCGGACAGCTTCGCCGTCGTCTTCTCATACAGCAGTTGACCGAGCGCGGCGATTTCATCCTTGGTCAGTTTTCCGTCCTTGCTCGCGGCCTTCATGCCGTCGACGACCGTCTGTTTCAATTCCCCGACCGTGATCTGCGCCAGTTTGATCAGTTCCTGCTGCGCCTTATTCACCGTGTCGAGCTGCGTGACCTTGCCGAGCTTTGCCGTCAGCCATGCACCGAACACGCCGATCAGCGCAACAAAAAACGCCGCGGCGATATCCATAGCGTTCTCGATCAGGATGTCGGTTGCAGCGCTCGTTCCGCCCGAATCCGCCAGCGCGTAAACGGGAAGCACGAGCACCAGGAGTGCGATCAGTACCAATAGCAGTTTCTTTTTCATGTTGTGTTTCCTCCTTTAATTTAGATAGATGTAGCCTGCTTCGATGCAAGCTCGTGGACAAAATCTTCGTATTCCTCCTGCGCGACCTTTGCCTTATCCCGCGCAGTTTTCATCTCTCCGTTCGTCTCGCCGCGCTCTACAGCAATACAAGTCGCCAAAGAAAGCGATAGGCTTGCATCCTGCATCTTCATGGCGAGCTTCGATTCCTTTGCGCGAATAGCGGCGCGTTTTTCTGTTTGTTTTCGATCGCGCGTCATACGCACTTGCAGCCAAACGACTAGCAACGCGAACACGCCTGAAATGATTTCACCGATATAGTTCAGTTTTCATCCCTCCGTTTCTTACTCGTACAGCAGCTTGTAGCGCCCGCACTTATGCCAGTAGCCGCTGCCGCCCTTGTTGATCCCTTCGATCACAACGCCGACGTCGCGGTCCTTGTCATGGATCACGACACCGCGCCCGCAGTACAGACCGATATGCGTTTCGTCGCTGGAATTCGACGAAGACACCCGGAACACGAAATCGCCGGCGATCAGCTCGCTGCGAGTGACCTCGTCGCAAAGCGACCATAGACCGTCGCAGTCTCGCCGGTTGTTCCAAATCTCACACTCCCGCATGATCCAGGAGATGAACCCCGAACAGTCGTGCCCCAGCAGATCGGTAAACCCATATTTGTACTGCTTGTTCCTGAACGTAATCGCCCGGGCATACTCATCGTCCTTCGCTTGGATCGCGCTGTCGGAGAGATCAGTCATACCGCTGCCGCCCCATACATACAGATCGCCGATCCGAGTTCGGGCGAGCGCCACGATCGCGAGCGCTTTCTCCGATGGCGTCTCCTTTTTGATCGTCTCCGCTTCGGCCGCCGTGTCGCCGAACAGCGCCGCCCACGTTTGGCTTCCAATGACCCCGTCGACGGTCAGCCCGGCTTGCGTCTGTAATCGCTTCACGGCCTCCAGCGTATCCGCGCCGAACGTCTTCTTCGTCACGATCGTAATATGGTCGGCATAATAGCCAAGCTCCAATAGCTTCTGCTTGCAAAAAAGCACGTCCTCGCCGGACGTGCCCTTTCGGATATTGCGTGTAAACTCCATATTCATTTCCCCCATCAGGTGATCGTTACGCCCTTGCTACTGGACGTACTCGTAATCTGCGAAAGATAATCCTTCAGCAGCGCCTTGCCCTTCCGGCCGCTCGAATCGATCGTGAATTCCGTATAGAAACCCGATCGCCCCAGGGTGTGTTTCACCGTTGTCACGGTCCCGATCTCTGTTTGCGTTCCGTCGCTTTCCACGAGCGCGATCAAGTCGCCCACGATCAGTGCCGGCGTAAAGATCCCAGCAAAGCTCTCCGTCCGGCCGACAAGCGCAACACCGGCGGCCAGCTCGGTGGCATAGGCTGCAAGCTCGGCGGAGGACGTCCCCTCCGGCAGATCGACGTACAGCGTTTTATTGCCCGGTGAATTCCACCAGCGGTGCGGATCGAGCGCGACATACAGCGTTTGCTCCGGATCCGAGCAACGTACGCAGATCTTGGCGTATGTGTTCTCATCCGCGTATTCCGTACTATAGCTCCAGCAGGTCTTTTCCCGTTCGAACGCGACCGTCGCCGGCTGGTCGAACCGTGTGTCGGCGGAGCTCGCAATGCCCACTACGCCATCCATGGTCTCTTTGATCTGCCAGCCGGAGAGCAGCGCGATCAACTGCGTCAGCCCGTCCAGTATTGTCACGTCCGGCTCAAAGGTCAGGTTCCAGGTCTTTGCCGGATCGCCCACAAAACTTTCCTCTACTCCGGCTAAGGCAAGCGCCGCTTCAAAATTCAGTTTCAGGTCGGATTCCGTGAACATTGTATCCTCGTCAAACGTCTGATCCTTTAGGAGCTTTCCGATCGTATTCCGCGCCGAAACGGATACCATGCCTTTCGGATAATCCACGTTCGTCCGATCGATATAGAACCGGCCCATACCGATCTCGTCCGAGGAACCCATGGAAAAGTACAGCTCCAACCGTGTATTCGGCTGCACGATCGACCGCGCCCGGCCGACAAGCCGGTTTTCCACATTCTGGAATGTCGCCGACAGCTGCGAGATCGGGCTGTCCTTTGTGTGCGAAATGGAGATGCTCTCCACCATGGCGGAGATGTCGCTTGGCAGCATGTACATCACGAACCGGTGCGCGTTTCCCGCCGACCAGAATCCATACGCGCCGTGATGCGCCACTTTCTTGAGCTGCGGCTTCTCTACGCCGGTGTTCGTGCAGACGCGCCCTTTGTCGGCGAAAACGAGAGAATCGTAGATTCCCATATCCGGGTATGCTTCTTTCGCCTTCACCACACCGCCGTCCAGATAGAAAAACCGCAGGCCGTTGTCCATCATATGGACGGCCTGCGGGGAAGCGCCGGTCCCGAGCGTGCCCGTATACTCGAAGGAAAGCTCCAAGACATCAACTCCCTTCTCCGCGCGTGAACACCAGCGAAGCAGTGAACTTGAGAAGATTGTTCGCCGTCTTGTAGGGATAATTCAGAGTGAACGACGCTTCGATTGCTGCGCCCGCGGCCGGTGCGGTAATAAATTGTAATCCCGGCGTCACTTTCCCAAGAAAGAACGACGTCCCGGTTACCAGCGAATCCCGGGTTGGAAGACTGTAATATTGCAGAGAATAGGTCCACGAATAGGATGGAATGTAGATTCGCCAATAGCGCGCACTGGTCAGCGGGAAACTCCACACCTGTTCGCTTCGCGTCGCAGCAACCGCCGTCCAACTAACATTGTCACTGGAATACTCGATCACCATATTGTCAATCTGCGCCGACGGTACGGTGACCAGCTCAAACTTCATTCGATTGCAATCCCGCGCTTCCCCGAAATCAATCCATATCGGATACGTCGACGAAACCGTGCAGCTGCTTGGGTAATGGTAAGCATTGGTACAGATCCACCACGCAATGGGATCGTAATACGGAGTGCCGATCATGGTACACGTTTTCAGGTTTCCAAACTCGACATTGTCCGAAAGCGCATCGAATTCGGCCGACCAGTAGTTTTCATGCATGTCGATCATATTATTGGTTGGGTCCACCGTATAATCCGTATCGCGCGTCTGCGCTACACCGTCGACATAGATCGTTTCGCTGTCCGGTGCAAACAATGGGGAGCCAATATCAAATTCAGTTGTGCTTCCATCTCCAGTGCCGATCGATAAGTGCGATATGGCGATCGGCGTAAAGATCGAGCTGTCCGGCAGGCTGATTGCCGCAAAACCGGGCATACCGATCTGTTTGACCGTCTGGCCGTTGCACTCCACGTCGCTCCATGTGAACAGCGGGTAATCAAGCTGCCATGCTGCTGTATCTATTGTGCAGTCGGCCAACGTTGTTGTTTTTTTACCATGATATCGGACGCCCATCCTTGCAGGGGTATCGCTCGTGAACCCGGAGAATCGCGCGTTCATCGGCAGGCTGTTATTCCCGAAGATACAGGATACGACCAAGTTCTCGCTCTCCGGGGCATAGATGCCGTTCGTACCGAACCCGCCCTGTGTGAACGTGACGTAGAACGTTCCGCGGATAATTACGACGTCCGAGTCGGTCTTGGCAATCGCGATCTGGTTGCCTTCGCTGTCCTTCAAAAATGCGTGCGTGACAAGAAAATACCAGATGGAATAATTGTCCAGAAAACCGACTTCCGTGATCGTGTTGCCATTGTACTCATCCGCTTCGAGCCGGACTTCTTTTGTCACATAGCTCGTCGGACTATCGTATACCGTATCGATCACGGTTGCATCCTTCGAACCCAGCTGTGAAAACATCGCAGTACGGATCACATCCAGCGTCCCCGTCCCGGTGCCGAATGCGATCCGCACCAGATGCGAGCACTCCCAACTGACCCCTCCGCTTGCCGTCAGGCAGTAAAACCACCGGTTCAGGATAATGTTGTACGCAACGGCAGTCTGTTTAACCTTCCCGGTCTTTGCATCCTGCACGATCACATCAAAGCGGTTATGGATCACTGCGTGCTGTTCGAGTTTGTTCATATCGTCTTTCTCCTTATATCGGAATCACGTCTACCGGCGTTAGGGTTACGGATCCAGAACCTGTCACAACAGCCCGTTCGCTGGTTACCGGATAGAATTTATTCGCTGTGATCAGCAGCACGGTTCCGGTCGTCGCAACCGTTACGGATTCTTCTTCAACGCCCTCATTCGGCGCACCGTCGGCGTGGATGGTCAGGGTTTCGAGCGCCATCTTCATGGCACCCACAATCCAGTACCCCGCGCGGCAGCTCGTAATCGTCAGGTCGAACGGCGTCACCCGATTCATACCCTCGCTGAGCGTTACCAGCACTTCATTCCCGCTCTGTATCGTCGCCGACAGGATCGCCCGTTCGGGCGAAATGGACATGGAAGAAAGGATTTCGCCGCCGATCGCCTGGCTGAACGTAAGCATCAGGTTTCGTTCGTCCACGCGCGTGACGCCGCTGATTTCGAACACCATATCCAACGGATGTGTCATGAGGTATACAAAATCAGAGTCAACGTTCGCCCGTTCCGTTGTCATCGGGTAATAACGGATTGGCGGGATCATCCAGACCCGCGCATTCCTTGGCTGTACGTCTGCGTACTCCGCCGGCATGGCTTGCCCGGCGTACGTTCGGTATGACAACACATACTGTATCTGCCCGGCGTTTTCCGTCACGAAACCAAGCCGGTAATCGTTCGTCCGAAACAGCGCAAGCGTCGTATTGCCCGTTCCGAGCTCCGTTACCTGCCGTTCCTCCTCCCAGAGGATTGCGCCGCCTACCTGCTCCGCGTAGGTTCTGTAATAGACACCACCTTCGTGCAGATACCCGATCACCAGTCCCTGATCGACGCCAACGTCAAGGTTCGATTTCCACGCCCGGCAGACCGATATCTGCTCCACGTTTTCGGCGAGCGGAATCCGCGTCGCTTCATCCTGCCATTTCTGAAAATACAGCGTGCCCGCTGCATCCGTAAAAAAGATGTACGGCGTCTCCTCAGTGATCAGCTCATAACAGCGGGTCTTTGCGTTGATCGTCCATTCGCCGTTGAACTCGATCGCGACGTCTATTGCCGCTCCGAGCGTCCAGTTCCATACCCATGGGGATTCGAGATCGGTCGGAAAGCCGCGCTCGTAGATGTTGGCGACGCCACTATCGATACCAATCGCATATGCCAGCGACGGCGTCGATTCTCCGGGTAGTTGTCGGATGGCCACATCGCCGAACCCCGCTGCCACATCTTTATGGATATCCTCGGTCAGCAGCGTATTGACGGTCGACTGCGTCGCGACGACGCGCAGGGTTGGCTTGGCGTCCTTACTCTCGACTTGGAACCGCTCCAGCAGTTTGTTCCGTATCTCAGCCGGCAGGATTCTCATTATTCCGTCACCTCCGGCGCGAGCGTCAGCGTCGTCTTGTACCAGTCGCCGGCGAGGCGGCTGAACTCCTTCAGCTCGATAATATGCCCGTAGAACGTGCCGTGTTTGCACTCGGCTTTCAGCAGTGCAGCGACGTCCTCCGCATCAAACAAGAGTTGTTTGCCGGCGTAATTCACATACGCGACGACCTCGTAGGTTGCGTTCGGTACGCCATACCGCTGCAGATACGTGCGGCCGTCCAGCGTCTGCCACTCCGTTCGGATGACGGACTGTTTCTCTTCCAGTGTAATAAACCGGGTGATATCGATCCCGGTATCCTCATTTCTCAAAAGCGCCATATCAGGCAAGCACCTCCTGCCGCAGTTCACCGACCAGAAAGTCGACGACTTTTGTCATGATCCCTTCGTCGTTGACGCCCTCGATCCGGATTGTGCCGGTATGCTCGATGATACGCTTTGCAACGCTGCCTAGCGGGTTTGCCGTTTTCGTCGGATAGTCCGCATTGACGTCGAGATCGAAGTTGGTCGGGATGGCGTTTGTAATATCCTGTTCCACGCCTGCCATGGCGTCGGTGAACCCGGAGCCTAACCCAAGTCCCATGTTCTCGCCGATCCCGGCGAACACGGTCGACGGGCTGTGAATGCCAAGCACGCTCTTTGCGCCGTCGACAACGCTTTTAAACAGGCTGCCGATCTTGTCCTGGATCCACTGGCCCATGGACTGGATGCCCTGCCACAGCCCCTGCACGATGTTCTTTCCGATCTGCGTAACCGACGAAACAGCCTTGGAGATACCGCTTGTAATTGAGGAGACGACCTGCGGCATGGTAGAAGAAAGCTGTGGAATCGCGCCGACGATTCCCTGAATCAGCGCTCCAATCGCCTGCACGCCTACATACAGAATCTCCGGCAGGTTTTCAATGAAAAACTCCACGATCGCCGTAATCAGCTGCGGCAGCGCTTCGACCAGCGCGGGCAATGCGTTAATGATTCCTTCGACCAGGCCGAACAAGATCGACATGCCTGCTTCGATAATTTGATCGATATTCGACAGCAGCGACGAAACGATCAGGATAACCGCTTCCACGATCGCGGGAATCAGCTCGGGCAGCGCCTGTCCGATTCCGTCCACCAGCGCGAGGATCAACTGAACCGCCGTATCCACCAGCAGCGGCAGATTGTCGACGATCGCCCATATGATCGTCATAACGGCGTCGACCGCGACGGGAATCAGTTCCGGCAACAGCTGGATCATCATATTGAGCAGCTGTTTGAAGATGGAGGTTACGGTACCCAGTATCGAGGGCAGCAGCGTGGAAATCTCCGAGAACACCGCGTCCAGCGCTTCCGGCAGCGCCTTTACGACATTCTCCAGCACTGGAGTCACGTTAATCATGACGGTCTTAAACGCGTCGATCATATTCCGCGTCAGCGATTGTGTGTCCGCTTCGGCGTTGCCAAGCCCTGCCACCCACGACGAAGCGGCCGCTTTCATCATGCCAATGGAACCCGTGATCGTCTCCGAGGATTCCCGCGCGAAGTTGCCAGCATACTGCTCCGTGTTCTCAAAGAACATCTGCATGGCGACTTCGGCCTTTTGCGCCTGCGTTGCCGAACTCCAGGTAAAGTCCAGCCCTTTGGCTACGGCATATGCCTGGATGCTGGTTGCGTTCATGGCGACGCCAAGGTTGTCCATCATGGTGAAGTTACCCTTGGCCGCGCCGGTGACCGCTTCCAATGCGGCGGAAGTATCAATGCCCATGACGGACGCCATATCCGCCGCGCGCTGCATGGCCTTTTCGGTCAATTCCAAACTCGTTTGCTGATCGACGCCGACGCCCTGAAACAGCGCGCCCATCTTATTGGCGGTGGCGAGATACTCGCTCTGCGAAACACCGAGATTTTTATATGCGTCTTCACCGGTCTTTTGAATGGAAGCGGCATATTCGCCGAACACGGCCTCCGAGCCACCAAGATTCTGCTCCAGTTCTCCGAACTGTTCGACGACCGCTTTGCCGAGCTTATATGCCACGGTACCTGCCGCCACCAGAACGGAGCCCATGGCAGCGCCGACGCCCTTAAGTACGCTGCCGAGTTTTTCAAAACGATCCTTTGCACGATCGGACTGATCCGCGGCGTCCTCGACCTCGTCGCCGAAACCGTCCGCCTGTTTCTCCGCGTCCTGGAATTCGTCACCGACGCCGTCTATTGCTTTCTCGTTATCCTTGAGCTCGCGCTCCATATTGTTGAGCTCGGCTTCCGCGTTGTTTAGCTGCACGGTCCACTGCTGCGTCCGTCGGTCGTTTTCGCCAAACGATTCGGCCGCATTCTCCAGCGCGCGCCGCAGCAGCTCGATCTTTTCCTTCTGTTCCGATATCTGGCGGTTCAGCACTTCGTTACGGGATGTGAGCGAGGAAACGCTGCGATCTTGTTTGTCGAACCGGGATTCGACGAGCTTCATCTCGGAGCCGAGCACTTTGAACTGCTGGTTGATATTTTTCAATGCGACCCGAAACTCACGTTCGCCTTCTACGCCGATCTTCAGGCCGAAATCGTCCGCCATGTACTCGCCTCCTTATCGGCACGAATAAAAAACGATTTAAATTCCGATGGGAACCAAATCGTCTATGAAAACTTCTTCTTTAGCTTTTGCCAGCCCATGAAATTGCTTGTAGATTTCCCACTGGTCGAGCAGAGCGCCAAGCGGCATGAGCCAGACTTCGCGCTCCGCCCGGCCCAGCAGGGTTACGCCGTAAAACAGCAGCCGGGCGAACGTTTCTTCATCGCTCACCCGGCTGATGCGTTTTTTTCCGGCTGCGGCTCGCTTTCCACATAGCGTTTCGTACCCCGCAGCATGGAATCCATGATCGCATCCTTGTATTCGGCAAGATCCGTCGGCGTGGTCAGAAGTTCGATCTCTTCCTCCGACAGCGGCTCCCGCTTGTCCTCCGGATGCTGGAAATTGTGGATCAGAATGCTCTGATTCGCCAGCAGCGCGATCAGCCAGATCAGT